GGATCTCTCCAATGCAAAAATTCACCAGTACTCCATGTATCATCTATTACGACGTTGGCGTCTGTCCCCGAACTACTCGTTTTAAGTTGAGCCGCCGTAGGCGAGTCATCGCTATGTCTAAATGATGCCAATCCATAACCGCCGGTTCCGGCGGGATCTCCCACAACATCAGCAACTACAACTTGTGCTGTTCCCTTCTGCAAATAGGGCAAAGCACTTGTAAAATAATCGTGTCTTTTAGCCGAATTTCTAATGGTATAAAGACTGATTGCGTCCGGTCCATTACCAAGTGGAATTGGCAACTCAAAAATCAAATTTTGATCCCGGAACCACTCGTCCCACACTAATCTGTACATCCTAAATGGTAGCGCACTAACTCCTGTAACTGTGGCGCTAGCTAATCCATGCGGCAAACCTAAATGCGCCGCCAATCCATGCCCTGTAAGAATATTATCATGATCTACTATCAGTCCCGTCGCGATAACGGGTATTGTATAATCGGTATCCTGGGCACCAGCGTGTGAATGTTCGCCCATAAAAAATTGCCAATTATTCCACAACAATCGCGTGGGACAAAAGAAAAAGAATGTTTCTAATTCTATATTGTCCATAACGGGAGCATCCAACGGGCTAAAAATTCTAGCAAATCCGTTTAGACTCATGGTCATGGTATCACCCGGTAGAACTTCATCAAGGAATATCGGGTAAATGTGGGACGCGTCAAAACTCATTTTCAAACCACTGGACCTATTAAATTGCGATCTACCTATCTTCGCATCTGGTCCCTTATAACTTTGCCTTTGTTCTCGGCGAACTTGCACCATATCTTTCATGCCTGACTCCTAATTTGGTCCTCGATATCTATCTGACTTCCGTGAACATAACTTGTTGCGACGGCTATTTTTCTAGCGGCCATTGTTTCAATAACTCCCAGTTGAACATCAAAGGATCCAACGTGCCACAAACTGTAATCTTCTGCAAACTTATTAAACTGATGTCCCTCAGTTTCACAAGCTTCCTTAAATCCGCGTATTGCCATTTCTATGGTACCCGCCGGAAATGGATCAACATATCTTTCCGCAGCCGTGTCCAATATGGCAAATAATTCAACATTCATATTCCTGCCCTCGTTGCAAAAAGGTTAATCCTACTCTGGGTAATCTTTTCACCAGCCTGCAGCTGGTAATTTGTCAATTCTATAGCGTCGTCATAACGCTTATTTCTAACTAAATCCATCATTGCTGGCTGGTTCTTATCCATCCATTTGTCGTAATAGCGTGGTGGTTTAGCCTCGTGTCCATCTATGACCACAAAATCCCTTGGATACACGTCTCTCCAATGTCTCTCAATCCAGCGTAATCCGATAGCTGGTCTCAAACTCATTCTCGCAAATTCTTTTGCTTTCAATTCTCCTGTAAGTGGATTCGCTCTAGCGTAATCCTTTATCTTAACCTTCTTTCGTATATATCCTGCTACATAACTAGCTGACGCCATCGTCACGTTCCCACCTTCACAAATACCCCTTCGCCAAGTATCCTCCAAAGTCTGGGACCTCCATACATTAGGCCTGTTACAATCAAAGCCAACATCACGATCCAAAAACTCAACACCAAAAAGCAACGCATGGTAATGTGGCCGTTGCGTCGTCTCTCCATATTCCCCGCATCCAAAAAAGCTAATTCTTCTTTGCTGCGTCTTGCGCAGATTCTTAACGAATCCTGAAAAATCTTTAGGGCATAATTCACTATTCTCATTTAAATGCTCGTTATCTAAAGTCAACGTAACGAAGACGCTACTTTCATGCATCCTAGCTTCATGCATCATTCGAACTGCCCACTGTCTACTTTGCTCCTGTCTACAACCTACACAACTTCCACACGGGACCACTTGTTGGTCCATCAAATATCTATCCGTGTACAAACTCTTTCTCTTAATTCCAACTTCAATGGGGTGGTAACAAGGCATTATAGCCTAATTCCACCCCTCATAAAATAATTCGTCATCCTATTCTTTCCATTAGACTTATTCGCTCCCCTACGAAAAGTCTTTCTCGAACTCTTTCGACTCATTCTCTGCCTTCTCATTTCGATTCTCCTATCCAAATAACTTTATCAGATCTACTTAAAGATCTGTCGGCATGAATATGCCTATCGTAAATACCTATACGTCTAAAACCTGCCAATGTCAATGCTATTAAAATCCTGTATCTCATTCTTGAGTCTATACAGGCTATATCTACTGCCCACGCATCTCCGTGGCTTCCTTTATCTCCGTGTCTTACGGCTGACGTAATCTCAAATTCTACGTCTCCTAATCTTTCCGCTAACTCTAAAAACATGACTAAACTACTTTCCAAACCTCTGTGTACTCCATCTCTAAATATCACAAAAATCTCCCGTGCGCGTGCATCTTGCGCGTGCGCGTAAAACTTGTTATAATAAAACTCACTCTAAAAAAGGAAACTGTCATGAAAAAGGAAAATCTTCTCAATCTCATCGAAAAACTCGATGAAAAAATCAAGCGTTATGAAGTCGCCCAAAACGACTTCGTGGAATTGCGGGAACTTTATCGTTCCCAGCTTCCCAACGCTAAATAACACCCTGGGGCGGCCTCCGGGTTTCCCGGAGGTCTCCCCAGGGTCAGCGTCTTTGACGCTTCGCACATATCATCCCCTTGTTGTATATGTGCCAGGTGACCTCAGTCACCTCCTAAGGTCATTCGGACCCCTCCTTGACCTCCTTCTTCGCTCCTTCCGAAGCTCTCTTCTCAACAACTTTCTCAACAACTTCTTCCCGCTTAATAAAACCTGCTTCAACCAATGCATCTCTCTTATCCTCATCATGTGCCGTATCCAACCAAACGGCAACGTCATGGTTAAATATCTCACGTACCTTACTTGGCAACTTCAAAAACTCAATCTCTGCAACTTTCGCCTGATTCAGGGCATCTGCCAAATCTGTAAATTCACTAACATCCTTAAACATCAAATCTGCTTCATTCAACGATTCCATACCTTCACGTAAAAATGTCTGCATAATCATGTTCACATCTGCCAAATGCGCATCACTCTGTACTGTCATACTCGGTTGATCATTAACCGTCTGTACTCTTGCCTTACCTCTATAATCGAGGTTCTTGTTATCTGTTCTAGCTTTCATTATCTGTCTCTCCCGTAGTATCCTTGAAGTTTCAAAATCCCGCGTCGGGTCTTGGGTATTCTTTCCATTAAACCATCAACTATTCTTTGGGTCATCGCTGCAACTGCTTTAGCCGAGGACCCTATTGCTCGCGCTGGCGCCATATATGCGCGGCCAATCGCGCCTCTATTCTCGACGATATGATTCATCCAATTCTGACCAACATCGATGGCACTACCAAATATTCTTCCTGGTCGTCCTCTAATTACTTCTGTTTCGGCTGTAGTCTTTCTTCGAACAGCTTTCATATTCTTTAATTCTTCATTCAATCTTCGATATTGCATGGCCGAACTAACGGCTGGTGAAACCACATCTTCTTGTCTTGCGGTAGATCCACTGCCAGCTGCGCCAGTTCCACTAGCGCCCATAGGCGAACTGGCTCCTCCCTGACTATATGCTAAAGCCGGGTTAACTCCGGCTGCTTCCATATCTGTAACTCCTGCCTGCCACTCGGTATTTCTCATGCGCTCCTGAAATTGTCTTTGCTTACCCGCTTCTGCGCCACTAAAATCCATACTCCTTTGAGCCTGCTGACTCTGAAAATCTCTATCTTTTTGTGATTGTCCACTACGCTGCCTATTTGCCATAAAACCACCTAATAAACTAGCTCCTCCCGCAATAGCGGCACCTAATACAGGTAATTCCATTTAAAATCTTGTAACCAAACCGGGCACCGAATAAACGGGCATCGGTCTTGCACATTTATAGTTAAACCACAAATCCAAGAGGAAATCTGGCTCCGTGTCCACCGTCGTAATTCTTGACATCGGTGTAGCATCGGTAACAAAAGCCTCATTCAAAGCTGGCAAACTACTAAAATCCTCGGCCAAATGCCAAAAACTCAATGATCCGGTAACATCAGGATTAAATACACCAACAACCTTTGAAGCTTTCATTCTATACTCAGCCCATCGCTCCTGATATCCGAAAACTGCATCGTCCAAAGTAGAATTATTGCTAATCCAAATTTCTTTGTTCAAAACGCTTTGTTCACCCAAATTCGCAAGGGCCGGGATATAAAAATCATATCTGGTACTGCGGCTCCACATACGATCCATACCCTGAAAATAAGTAATGTCTCCACGTGCTCTAATAAGCCCCATAATATATCCATGTTCCGTAAAACTCTTAGCCCATCCATGTCCACTAATAACGCCGGTTCCAACACCTCTGAGTTCCCCTTGATCTTCACCAGCCGTCGAACTTGTATTCGCTACGGGGCTAATGTTGATAAAACTTTTACCACCTCCCAAATATTCAGGGCGCTGGAGGCGGTAATCAGGGCTAGTAACACCAAAATGAGCTTTAATAATCTCGATATATCGAGTTCCTCCGCGTGCATCCCGCTCCAACAAACGTTGAATAGCCACACTCTGTCTTAACGCATTGATATCAATATTCGCAATTAGTTCGGGATCTCTCCAATGCAAAAATTCACCAGTACTCCATGTATCATCTATTACGACGTTGGCGTCTGTCCCCGAACTACTCGTTTTAAGTTGAGCCGCCGTAGGCGAGTCATCGCTATGTCTAAATGATGCCAATCCATAACCGCCG